CCCGACCTTCTCTCTCCGGTCGAGGTCAGTTCGGGCCTTGTAGGGCCCTTTGAAGGTCAGGCAAGGCCATCGTGGAATTAGTCCAAGCCAATCCAAAACCGCGTAAAACTGGGGCAAAGAAAAAACCCCTTGTTGGAGCTATAAAACCACGGATCATGAGCATTCCCTTGAAGGGAAAATCCAGGGGCCAAGAATTTGCAGACTTTGCGGAAAAATGTGGCTATCCATTGTTCCCCTGGCAAAAATACATTGCAAATGATTTTCTAACTATGGACAGTGACGAATCCTTCAAGCGCAAGACCGTTGCGGTCATTCTAAGCCGTCAGAATGGCAAAACCATGCTTATTGCCTTGCGCATCCTCTTTGGCTTGTTTGTGTTGGAGGAAAAGTCGGTTGTGGCAATGTCTTCAAAGCGAGGCATGGCTGAAGATACATTCCGCAAGGTTTGTTCCATTATTGAGGCCAATGAATTTCTAAGAAGCCAGGTAAAGCTCAATCGCGGTGAGGTTGGCTATCGTGGCAATGGCAAGGAGCATTTGGATTTACTTAATGGGGCGCGTTATGAAATTGTTGCCGGAACCAGTGACGGCGCACGCGGTAAATCTGCCAATCTGCTATTTGTGGATGAGCTGCGTTACATTTCCGAAGAAGCGTGGGCAGCAGCTAAGCCAATCACCATTGCAATGGGTAACAAAGCTCAAACTTATGTGTGCAGCAACGCCGGGGATGCATTTAGCCATGTGCTTAATGATTTGAGAGACAAAGCCCTTTCATATCCATCGCCAACATTGGGCTGGTATGAATACTCAGCACCTCAGCACGCCAAGCCAACGGATCGTGCAGCTTGGGCAATGAGCAATCCAAGTATGGGCATAACCATTACGGAATCGGGCTTGGAAGAAGCTTTGTCAGTAATGCCAATGGAAAAATTTTTGCCCGAACACATGTGCATGTGGGTTTCCTCTCTCAGCAGCCCTTGGCCAGTTGGATCATGGGAGGCGTGTGCAGATAGCACCCTTTCATTGCCAATTGGCCCTGACACATTCTTTGCATTTGATGTGGCAATATCAAAGCGCACTGCAACCCTAGTTGCAGGGCAATATCTGCCCAATGGCAAGATTGGCGTTGGCATTATGGATCAATGGCGTTCTGACACGGCAGTGGATGAGCTGCAAATAGCAGCCGACATCAAAACCAAGTGGGTGGACAAGTATTTCCCGCGCATGATTATGTTTGACCACTACTCCACGGCCAGTATTGCCGCACGGTTGGCCGCAAGTGGGTGCAGGATGATTGATGTCTCCGGAACCGCGTTTTACCAGGCATCAGGTGATCTACTGGATGCCATTGTTAACAATCGCATTGTTCACATGGGGCAAGAATCATTTGACACCCAAATGAATGCTTGTGCCGCCAAAACTAATGACTCAGCTTGGAGATTGGTACGCCGTGCCAGCGCGGGAGATATATCCGGGCCAATCGCACTGGCCATGATTGTCCACAAAATGCAGGAACCAGTTTCAACCCCAATGATTGTGGCGGGTTAGACACGCCCAAAATCCCAAATGGCTTGAATGTCCGTTTTAGGTGCTATGGGGCTATTATCCGCCTATGGGTATTTTGTCGGCATTGCGATTAGTCAAAGACGATACAGACACGCTTAAAAGTCAATACAACCCGGCCGTAATGAATCAAGGCTATGGCGTTGGCGCGTGGAGTGATTATGGAATGGGATTTGATTACGCGGGCATTGATCTAAATTCTGCAATGCAAGTGCCAACAGTTTCAAAATGCCGCCAATTAATTTGCGGAACCATCGCAGGAATTCCGCTTGAATTGTATAACAAAACAACTGGTGAGGAATTAGGAATGCCAGTGTGGTTGGAACAACCTGACATTAGACAACCGCGCTCAGTGACCATTGCCTACACCGTGCAAAGTTTATTGTTCTATCAAATTGCTTATTGGGAAGTGACCGCTACTTATTCCGATGATGGAAGGCCAGCGCGTTTTGCTTGGGTTGCAAATGAAAGAGTGACACCTAAACTGAATGCGCGAAATACTGAAGTTGAGTATTACACCGTTGACAATGAAGTTCGACCACAAAACGGAATTGGCAGTTTGATTACATTTCAGTCACTCCAACCTGGAATTCTTGCAACCGGAGGCCGCACTATCCGCGCAGCTTTAGATCTTGAAAAAGCGGCTGCAATAGCTGCACAAACTCCAATCCCATCAGGATTTTTGAAAAATACTGGTGCAGATCTTCCTGAAGCACAAGTCCAAGGCATTCTTGCAAGTTGGAAACAAGCTAGAAATTCGCGTGGCACTGCATTTCTCACTAGCACTTTGGATTATCAAACAACATCATTCTCACCTAAAGACATGATGTACGCAGAAGCAAAACAAGATTTCTCAACCGAAATTTGTCGTTTGATGAATGTTCCGGCGTACATGGCGAGCGCGGATGCAAATAAAAGCATGACATATCAAAATGTTCTTGATGCCCGTAAAGAATTTTATGCATACACCTTGGCTCCTTATGTTTGTGCAATAGAGGACAGACTCAGCATGAACGACATTACCAGTTCTCAAAATGTTGTGCGCTTTGCAAGCGATGAAACATTTTTACGCGCTGATGCAACTGCACGCCTTGCAGTAATTGAAAAAATGTTGCAGTTGCAATTGATTACTTTAGACCAAGCAAAAATGATGGAAGACTTATCACCGAATGGAGATGCATCATGAAGTTAACCTTTAGCACGCCAATTCAGGCGGCTGATTCGGAACGCCGAATTATCTCAGGCAAAATCATGGAATATGGGGCCGTTGGTAATACATCCGCCGGAGCCGTTGTCTTTGAGCTCGGTTCAATACAGATCCCATCACCAGGGAAAATTAAGTTGCTTGCGCAACATCGGCCCGATGATCCAATTGGCCGGGCTCAATCTTTTAGCAAGGATGGCAATTTTATTTACGGTTCTTTCAAAGTTTCTAGCAGCACAAAGGGCACAGATTATTTAACCCTTGCTGCTGAAGATTTAGTCAGTGGGCTATCCGTTGGGGTGGAAGTTATTTCATCTCAGCCCACTGACAATCATCTTTTAGTGACAAGTGCCAGGCTTGTTGAAGTCAGCCTTGTCGAATCGCCCGCATTTGAAAATGCGGTTGTTACCAGCGTTGCCGCAAGCGAAAGTGAAGCGGAGCAAAATGAAACACTCCAACAAACAGAAAGCGAGGCGGTCATGACGACAGCCGATGAAACAACAGCCCCAGAAACTGCGGCAGAGGCTCCCGTTGTGGAAGCCTCTCGCCCAGTCGTTTCAGCATCTTATTTAGTGGGCGAAGTTCGTTCACCAATTAAGACCCAAGCACAATATCTAGAGCATGCAATTAAAGCGAAGATGGGCAATGACACATCACGCGATTACATTCGTGCAGCAGATGCACAAGCGAAAAAAATTGAAGCAGCTAACGATAGCTTCACCACTAATCCGGCATTTTCTCCGGTTCAATATGTTTCAAGTGTTATTGACACCTCAGTCATGTCACGCCCAACAATTGATGCACTAGGTGGAGCACGCGCATTAGCTCCTTCAGGCATGACAGTTTCACATCCAAAAATTACAACCAATGCAACAATTTCAACCGTTGCTGAAGGTGCATCAACTGCTGCTACACAAATTGTGAGCGCGTATGTTAACGCAACCGTGGTCAAACTGGCCGGCACACAAATATACAGTACAGAGCTTTTGGACAGATCTGATCCAAGTTTTTATTCTGCAATGTACGAAAACTGTTTACGCGCTTATGCCAAGGCATCTGATGCAGCAGTAATTGCAGAAATTGTTTCAGGTGGAACACAATCATCAACACAAGCTGCAACAATTGCAGGACTCCAGGCGTATGTTGCACAAGCTGCACCAGCCGTTTATGCAGCAAGCGGAGAAACTGCAACTGCATTCATTGCGGGCACTTCCGTTTGGTCGCTATTGATTGGAAGCCTAGACACAACTGGTCGCAGCATTTTCAACGCAGCAGCACCAATGAACGCCAATGGCCAATCAACACCACGCGGATTGCGTGGCGATATGATGGGCTTGGATCTATGGGTTGACCAAAACATGGTCAGCACAACAATTGATGATTGCGCTTTCATTGTTAACCCAATGAGCATTGCAGTTTACGAGTCACCAAAATTGACACTTTCCGTCAATGTTGTTGCAACTGGTGAAATTTCCACAATGCTTTATGGTTATTTTGCGACAAAGACACTTGTTTCCGGTGGTCTGCAACGCTATAACCTCACCTGATAAAACCCTAAGCCGCTTGCAGGGCTAGGAGGCCCTGGCCCTGCAAGCCTTATCAAAGAAAGGATGATGATGGCCGCGACTTACACAACGATGCAAGAATTACGCGATTCATTGGGTATTGGCACCCTTTACCTTGATGCAACGGTTGAAGAATGTTGCCAAACGGCGCAGGATCTTATCAATTCATTTCTTTGGTTTAACACTGCCCCAATAGTTGCAACCGGGCGTTCATCTAATGTTGCGACCGCAATCATTGCCAATCCCGGTCAATTTGTTGTTGGCCAAACCGTTTTAATCACGGCATGCGGTTCAGGTTTTAACGGCACAAAGACAATTACCAGCACAAGCCCTTATCCAGCTTCGGTTAGCGCACCTTACCTCCCAAGCCGTTGGGTTTTTCCGCTTGGATACCAATACATCCAATATGCAAGCACCGGTAGCGATGAATTGATCCACTTAGTTCAACCTTATGGATTAATGGCTGGCCCTGATGATAAAACGGCAAGCTATGCCAATACTGCGGCTATTCGGTCAGCCTCAATGATTTTGGCAACTAACATTTGGCAATCCAGGCAGGCGACACAAAACGGCGGGATGGGTGTTGATGGATACGCTCCAAGCCCATTTAGAATGTCAAACACACTTATGGCATCAATTCGCGGCTTACTTGCGCCGTACCTGAGCCCAGGCGCAATGGTTGGATGAAAGATGCCAGCAGTAGCACTGACAACACTTCGCACAACGATAGCAACGGCCTTAGCCAATGCCGGTGTGTGGTCAACTTTCAGCTTCCCGCCCCCAGTAATTCTTGCCAATTCAGTGATAGTTGCGCCCAGTGACCTTTATTTAGTTCCATCGAATAACTCACAAGCTTCAATTTCATGCATGGCAAACTTCAAAATTATCATGACCGTGCCATATCTAGATAACCAGGGAAATTTGAACGGCATTGAAAGCACGATTGTGGCCGTGTTCAACAAACTAGCTTCATCAACTTTAGTATTCAACATCACCGGTGCTTCAGCTCCTTCAGTGTTGGATGCACCGAGTGGGCCCATGCTTACATCGGATTTTTCAATAACCGTTCTCACCACTTGGTCATAGGAGATAAAATGAGCGAAACAAACGCAGAGAATTTGGCCTGGCTTGTCAAAGTCGGTCAGATCAAGGATACAAAGGCTGCTAAGCCAACGACAACAGAAAACGAGGAATAACACATGGCAATCTATCTAAATAACAATGTTGGCGTGAAACTTGCAACCGCAGCCGCGCCAACAGTTCCATCTATTGACATTTCAAGTTATGTCAGCGCAGTTACTTTAACGCAAATCGTTGATGAGCTGGAGGTCACCACAATGGGTGATTCTGCACATAAGGTGGTGGGCGGTTTGCAATCTGCCACACTGCAAATTGATTTCTTCAATGACTGGGCAGCATCTCAGGTTATGACAACACTGAATGCGGCATTTGCAACTACTTTGGCAGTTTCAATGATTACTGTTAAGGGAACACCAGTATCGGCAACAAATCCGACATATCAGTTTTCAATCTTTGTCAACAACTTGACCCCAGTGGGCTCAGGCGGCGTTGGCGATGAAGCTGCATCTTCAATATCTTTTACAGTAAACACAACAGTCACCGTTTCAACATCAGTCGTATTCTAAGGAGCAGAGAATGGCACGCTTAAAAATCACCAGGGCCTCAGGGGATGTGATTGTTCCAATCACCCCCGTGGTTGAATATGCGTTTGAAAAATACACAGGCAAAGGAATTCACAAACAATTTCGTGACGAGGAAAAACAAAGTGACATTTATTGGTTAGCGCATAATGCGCTTTCTCGCGTAGAAGTCATCCCACCATTTGGTGAAGAATGGTTAGGAACCTTGATTGCGGTTGAAGTTATGGATGACGAGCCCGAAAAAAAATAGACCGGGGAAGTTTCACCTATCTAGTGGCCTCACTAGCGGTGGAGCTAAAGATAAGCCCCAATGAAGTCTTGGATCTTGATGAAAGAATGTTCAAAGCCGTGCTTCAAGTGTTAAACGATAGAGCAAAGGAGAGGGCCCGTGCCACTAAACATAACCGGCGTTGAACCCACTTTGAAGGCGATGCGCAAGTTTGATAAAGACCTGACCAAGCAAATGAACATTGAAATTAAAGCTGCAATGATAACGATTCGTGATAAAGCCCGTGGTGATGTTCCCCAGGGGTTTCCAACCTATTTGTCCGGGTGGGAAAAGCGCGGCAAAGTACAAAGCCAACCTGTGTTTAATACTAGCGGGCGCGTGCGCAAATTTCCATTGTTTGACACGGCTGAGGTTAAAGCTGGCATTGTTTATCGCCAAGGCAAAAGCATTCAAAACCCTCAGGGATACCGGGCTCAGTATTATGTGCGCAACAATTCAGCAGCCGGTGCAATTTACGAAACCGCAGGGCGTAAATTTCCAACTGGACAACCTTGGGTTGGTCGAAACGGCCCAGGCAAAGATGTCAGCCGTTCAAATAATCCTGATGCTGGTAAATTATTTATTGGAGCTATGGGTTCTCTTTACGGCAAAGGATTTGACCGTGGCCGCTTGATATTCAAGGCATGGGAGCAGGATCAAGGCAAGGCAACCTTGGCCGTGACAACTGCCATTGATAAGGCGGTCAAGATATTCAATGCTTCAGGCGGCGCGGGTACTCAATCCGGCTATAAGTTGGCTTCCTGATGCCAAATTTATTAGTTAGCGCAACTACACGCTATGACCCCAAAGGGTTAAACAAAGCCAAAAAACATATTTCGGGCTTTGAAAAAACAATCACTGATTTAGGTAAAACATTTGCTGGAGTATTTTCAGCTCAAAAAATTCTTGCTTTTGGTAAAGCTTCCATTCAGGCATTTGTGGCCGATGATAAAGCCGCCAAGGTTTTATCCCGTACCCTGAGCAATTTGGGCTTGGCATTTGCTGATCCATCAGTCAAAACCTTCATAGGCGATTTAGAAAAGCAATATGGTGTGCTTGATGATTTTTTGAGGCCCGCGTATCAAAAACTTATTACTACCACAGGAGATTTAGGCAAGTCTCAGGATTTGTTAAAAACTGCTCTTGATCTAAGTGCACAAAGTGGGGAAAGTCTTGTCTCAGTCACCAGCGATATTGCGCGGGCTTATGCGGGCAACACTAAAGGGCTGCAAAAATACGGCTTAGGCTTAACCAAGGCTCAATTGACTGCAATGTCATTTGAGGACATATTAAAGAAAATCACAGAAATTAGCTCAGGTCAGGCAGCCGTAGCCGCCAATACTTACGCGGGAAAATTAGACAAGCTCAATGTTGCTGCACAAAATGCTTCCGAGACTATTGGCGGTGCTTTAGTTGATGCATTTGTCACCATAGCCGGGGATGGCAACATTGACAAGGCAATTGACAAGATTGATTTGCTTGCTCAATCTTTGGCAACATTGATTTCACCTTCACGCATGAAAAACATTTTTGCTGGTGTTGATTTGAAATATGGTTTGATTCCAGTGAACAAGCCCGGCCCTAAGTATGGCCCGGCCCAACAAAGCCCAGGTGAGCGCAATGCTGCCGTTGCATACAATAAAAAATTAGCAGCTCAAAAAAGAGAAGAATTGGCAACCCTTGCAGCCAAGAACAAGGCAACGCGAGAAGAAGCCCAAATGAAGAAGGATCAAGCTGCTCTTGATGCCCTTAAAGCTAAGTTTGACTTGGAACGAATTGGGCTAAATGTTGCATTAAATCAAGCTACTGATGAAGAAACAAAGGCACGCATTCGAGCTCAGATTGCCATTCTTGATGAGACTGGTAAAACTGCCCAAGCCGCCAATGATGCCTTGGTTAAGGCACAGGCCGACAAAGTAAAACAAGAACTTGAAGCTGCCGCAGCCTTGCAATATCTTGCGCTTTCAGCCGGAATGGCTTCAACGGGCATCATCAAGTGGATTTCAAGTCTTGAAGCGGCACGCGAAAGATTCGGCAATGCTGGAGCAACTAAACCATTTGTTGGTGGAGATTCACCATTTGTGCCTGGAATTGACTACAATCCAAATCAAAACAAAGATAGAAATTACGACCTTTTGAATCCTCCCGACACTAACATGCCGGTTTCTCCCTTGATTCCTGGAATTGACTACAATCCAAATCAAAACAAAGATAGAAATTTTGATGCCAACGCTGCTGCGGCTGCGGTCACAGTCATTGTCAACACTGGCCCAACTTTGGCTGATGAAAACACTATTGTGGATGCAGTCCAAAATGCCCTTAATGAAATTGCCCGCCGTGGATATTTGACCACTTATGCAGGGGCGTTGCCAGCATGACGATTCCAACAATTAACGCATTCATAAATTTCAGCACTGGACCAAGCTTTGCCCAGGCCATGATTTTAGATCAAGGCATTTTGGACACAAATGTGTTGGCTGATGCAGCCGCAGTCATTGTGGACATTTCCAATGTTGTTGATTCAATAAACACCAAGCGTGGGCGAAATGCCCAAGCTGACCAATTTCAGACTGGCACACTTTCATTGCGCATTGTTGACCAAAATGGTGATTTCAACCCGATGAATGTAAGCGGGCCTTATTACGGGCTCCTCACTCCTATGCGTAAAGTGCAAATAACTGCTACTTATGGGGCCGTGACTTATCCGGTTTTCAGTGGATTTATTACCTCTTTTTCCACATCAACCCCACAATCCTCCGTTGGCGATGTCGTTTACACTACAATCCAGGCGGTTGATGCTTTTCGATTGGCTCAAAATGCTCAGATTTCAACAGTGGCCGGAACCAGCGCGGGTCAATTGACCGGTGCTCGAATCAATAATTTGTTGAATGCAATTTCTTGGCCAGCTTCCATGAGAGACATAGATGCTGGGCTCACAACAGTCCAAGCAGATCCAGGCACGGCTCGCACCGCGCTTCAAGCATGTCAGACAATTGAGACAACAGAATTTGGCGCATTTTATGTGGATGCTTCCGGCAGTTTTGTTTTTCAAGACCGTTCCGTGACCTCGTCAAGTGTTGCAGCAACGCCGGTTGTTTTCAACGATAACGGAACGGCCATCGATTATTTTAATGCGACTTGGGTCACAAATGACACCCTTGTTTACAATGAAGCCAATGTGACTGCTACTGGCTTGGCCACTCAAACGGCGTCCAATGGAGCGAGTATTGCCAAGTATTTCTTGCACTCCTACAACCAACAAAATTTATTGATGCAGGATACTGCTACTGCGCTAAACTATGCAAGGGCTTATGTTGCTTCCAGGGCTGAAACAAGCGTGAGATGCGATGAAATCCAGTTGGATTTATACACGGCCAATTATGGTGCAGGGATAATTGCAGCCCTTAACCTTGATTACTTTGACCCGGTGACAATTACAACCAACCAACCAGGGGCCACAACATTGACAAAGACCCTTCAGGTATTTGGCAAATCTATGGAAATAACGCCAAATTCTTGGCGGGTTAAGATGACGACACTTGAACCCATAATCGATGGTTTCATTCTAAACAGTGCACTTTATGGAATACTTGACACAAGCGTGTTGAGTTACTAAGGAGAAATAAAATGGCAACATGGCCAGCAAAAACAACTTATGTCACCGGAGATGTTTTAACGGCTGCGGAAATGAACACAATAGGTGGCGAGCTTAATAGCTTATTTGGATCAACTTATACGGCAAAAACTGCCGCCTATACTTTCGCCTTAGGTGACGAAGGCAACATTTTTTCTATGAATAATGCTGCAACTCAGCAGTTTAATATCCCAACTGATGCTTCAGTTGCATTTGCCGTGGGCACGGAAATTACCGTGTTTTGGATTACGGGTGCAGGTCAGCCGACAGTAGGAGCGGTTACCCCAGGCACTACTACAGTTATCTCAACTGGTGCTACAAGTGCAACACCTAAATTGCGTGTGGCTAACTCCGGTGCAACTTGTAAAAAACTAGCTGCTAATTCTTGGATTGTATTTGGAGATTTAGCATAATGACACCAATGCTCGGAATTATGGCAAGTGGTATAAGTGGCCACTTAAGTGTTTCTTTTAGTACTGATTACCTTGTAGTTGCAGGGGGCGCAGGCGGAGGCGCACAAGACGGCGGCGGATCAGGTGGTATGGGTGCTGGTGGGGCAGGTGGTCTGCGTTGTACTGTAACTGCTACTGGTGGCGGTGGTTCTTTAGAGAGCGCACTCACACTTTCAACTGCAACTAATTACACAGTCACAATAGGCGCAGGGGGCGCAGGTTCTACTACCGAGACTGCCCGCGGTGTAAATGGTTCTGACTCAGTATTTAGCACAATAACCTCAACAGGTGGTGGAGGTGGTGGTTCTAAAGGTAGTGTCAAAAATGGTGCAACTGGTGGTTCAGGCGGCGGCGGAGGTTGGGGAGGTTCAGGTACTGCAACAGGCGGTTCAGGCACTACTAATCAAGGCTATGCAGGTGGCGCAGCTAACGCGGATTTATACAATGGCGGAGCGGGCGGTGGCGGAGCGGGTTCAGTAGGTGCTGCAACATCAACTGCAAACAACGGCGGCAACGGCGGTTCAGGTGTTGCTACTTCAATTACTGGCAGTTCAGTTAGTTATGCAGGTGGCGGTGGCGGTGGAGCTTATATCGCAGGTTCAGGCGGAACGACATCAGCAGGCGGTGGAGCCGGCGGTGCAGCTAGTACAACCGGAACGGCCGGCACGGTTAATACCGGCGGTGGCGGTGGCGGCGCAGGTGGATTTAATAACGCAGACGGTGGAAATGGTGGTTCTGGCGTTGTTATTTTGCGTTATGCAGATACACGGACAATCACAATTGGCGCAGGTTTAACAGGTACAGAAAGTGCAGCTAGTGGTGGATACAAACGCGCCACTATTACTGCTGGCACAGGAAATGTGAGTTGGGTATAATGGCGCACTACGCATTTTTAGATGAAAACAACATTGTCTTAGAAGTGATTACTGGCATTGATGAAACTGAAACTATTGAAGGATTAGACACAGAAACCTGGTACGGCAATCTTAGAGGACAAGTCTGTAAGCGCACCAGCTACAATGGCAACATTAGATTCAACTATGCAGGCATTGGTTATATATATGATGCTGCTAGAGATGCTTTTATAACACCTGAGCCTGAAGGTAATTTAGGTTTTGATGAAACAACCTGCCAATGGATAATGCCAGTGTTGGAACACTTCACACCAATGGTGACGGATGGAAATTAGTGCAAATGGGTGGCCAGCATCTAAGGATCAGGCTGAGATAGGCATTAAATCTCATCCCGTACCAGGCACGGCAATCAAGCTGCGTTGTGCCGAGGCGGTTGCACCCTTGCTCATTGGCCTAGCTGCTGAATTCCATGAGCTGATTGAACCGCTTGATGTGGGTTCACTTGATGATTGGGGATATTGCTATCGGCCAATTCGTGGGGAAACTACGAAACTCAGCAATCATTCATCGGGCACGGCTTTAGATTTAAACGCCTCCAAGCATCCCTTGGGGCAGACCAATACATTTGACCCATTAAAGGTTCCGATGATTCGGGCCCTTGCTCACAAATACGGATGCATTTGGGGCGGTGACTACAAGCACCGGAAAGACGAAATGCATTTTGAAATTGCTATTAGTGCAGCCAAAGCGGAGGCATTAATTAAGAAAATACAAGGAGACAAGAAATGAACTCACAACTCAAAACGGCGGCCTTGTCGTATGTCAGAGCTTCACTAGCTTCAGTAGCAGCTTTATATTTATCCGGTATCACTGATCCAAAGGTTTTAGTCAATGCATTGGTAGCGGGTTTCATCGCCCCTATTTTGCGTGCGGTTGATCCAAAGGATTCAGCGATAACACTAGGCAAGAAGTAAGATGGAGGTCCAGGCATGGGTGGCCGTTATCGTAGGCGTGATGGCCATCCTGTCCGGGCTATATGCGGCAGTCCGGTTTATTGTTCGCTCAATCATGGCTGAAATAGGGCCCAAGGCGAACGGTCATAGCCTAAAAGAGCAGGTCAACAGGCTGGAAGCACGCCTGGACCATATTTACACAATCCTTTTGGAGCGTTAGACACGCCAAACGGTGTTGATGTTGTACATCTCGTCCATATCGTCTATATTTGGTTTATCGCAACACGGCGATATAGACGAAGGGCCTCACATGTCAAGAATGGCAGATTTACACATAATGCTTAGCGATAAGTTAGAAAAGGAAAGCAAGGGATTTGCAGCCATGGTGGATTGTGGTTGTGATTCATGCGAAGAAAAGACCCACAAGGCAATTGATTCTGCATTCAAATCCATGAGGGATGCAGACCTAACAAAGTTGCTACAGTCATGAAAATAACCTTAGAGCTCACCAAGAATGATTTTGAGCACCTGACCACTACATCAATGGCATGGGGCAAGGATTGGGAAAAGAAGGTCATGCGTTTTGAGCCAATTATCCATGACACTGAAATTTCATTTGCCTGGGGTTATGCCCACTGGGTTGACACATATTCTGATTACATTCTAGCTTCAGCATTTTTAAAATCCATCGCTGAACCTCATGAAGCTGCATTTGATATTGGAACAGGCGAGGTTGTTATTTTGACTGATTACGCTGGATCATGGGAAACAATATGAGCATCCTGGAACCTGAGTATTTGAGCACAACCGAGATGGCACACATCTTGGAAATCACACCGAGCACCTTGCGCCGGTTAGTACGCGAGCGCAAGATTGAGGCATATAAGCCCCTTGGCGGTCATTATCGTTTTGATATGGATAAAACAATCCAAACCTTTTGGAGAATGGAAAGCGAGGGTTCAAAGTGATTGATTTTCTTTCAACATTGTCGGATGCAGGTGTTTTTATTGGTTCCGTGATTGTTCTTGGCATTCCGATGATTGCCGGATTCTTGCTTGGCAAGGAGATTGGTTTAGATCAAGGCCATCGCGCCGGGTTTGATTTAGGAAAGGCGGTGGGCAAGCGTGAAACCACCAGCAGTCAGCGATAATGCGGTAATCATTGCACGCAACGCCAAGCGCACATCAGTAGATGCAGCAATGCGCAAATATCCTGAAACCGGGTCATTGCGTTTGAAGATTTATGAGCTGCTCATGCGTGCTGGATTGCGTGGAGTAACCGATTATGAAATTGAGGCCACATTGTCCATTCCAGGCAATTCGGTCAGGCCCTTGCGTAAATCCTTGGAAACACAGGGATTTATCATTGATTCAGGGCTCACTAGAAAAAACCAAAACGGCAATGAATGCACCATTTGGCGTGCAGTGGATGAAGGGATGATGTTATGAGTTTTAACATGGATGATTATGTGGATGTGGCCGAAAGAATGCGCAAAACCAAAGAGATTTATCCGGAAGGCGTATTTAGACCAGCCAACCCAAATGAGCCTTTTAAAGTTGTTGAGATTGGTGGCATCACTTACATTGCCTACACTGCCGCGTTCTACCGTGACCCGTTTGATCCATGCCCTGCGATTGCATGTGCTTGGGAAGAAGTGCCTGGGCGCACCCCATACACAAAGGGCAGTGAGCTGATGAATGCTGAGACAAGTGCCTGGGGCCGATGCGCCATTGCAGTTGGATTAGCTTCCAAGAAGATTGCCAGTGCTAATGAAATTAAAGCACGCCAAGAAGCACCCAAGGCAACGGTCACAAAGATAAAGGAAACGCCGCAGGAGCAACATGATCCATGGGCAACACCACCACCACCGGCTGAAGCTTATGATGCCTGGCATTGCAAGCATGGGGATAGGACGGTGCTTGAAGGTGAGAAAAATGGCCGTGCTTATTTCGGCATGCGTTGCACAAACTATGTTGTTAAGGAGCAATGTGAGCCGATTTGGTTTGCCCTTAACAGTGAAGGCAAATGGGTTCCCAAGATTGCTGCGGTCAAATAATGGGATGGGCAGCCGTCATTCCAAGTGAAGTGTGTTCAATATGCGGCGAGCGTAGGGAGTTGGCAACAGGGCGATGGCGTTATGACCCACGCTTGGACAAGCGTTGGGCGTGTTGGGAGTGCAAATGACACTGAATAACATTACAAAAAATGTCTATTCCGATGAATGGTACACAAGCCAAAAAACAGTTGATTTGGCGATTACGCTCTTAAATCCAAAACCTAATTCAGTCATTTTGTGTCCATTTGATTCTGATAAAAGCCTGTTTGTGCAAACTTTATTAAATCAGGGTCATGAGGTGTTGCATGGCATGAAAGACTTTCTTGAAGCCGAATACCCCTGTGATTACATTGTGACAAACCCACCTTTCAGCATCAAAGATAAGGTGATTCAGCGCGTGTTTGACTACAATGTAAAAAGCGTTCTCATCATGCCAATTGATGCAATGGGGGGGGGTAAAACGACACCAAATGTTTAACTCTCATGAATATCCGAGGATTTACATGCCCGCAAGAAGGATTCAGTATTTTGATGAAAGCGGACAAATTCAAAAAGGCAGCGCCTTTCACTCAATTATTATGACTTTCAACCATGGTAAAGAGTCAACTATTAAATGGGGTCATCATGAGCATTAAATTTGAGTGCCGAAGGTGCAAGAAAATAACTGTTCAAATTGAGCGCATAGTTACCGACAATCTGCCGGATCATGTGAAAGTATTGCAATGCACCCGATGTGGCAACATGGGAGTGTGTCTATTGGAGGCCCAGTTATGAGCAAAGCTAAGTTGATTCGCATTCTTGTCATTGTTCAATGCGTTCTTGGTGTTGTCATGATTTGGTTGCTTACGCATTAGTTATCCACAGGAGTTATCCACAGGCTTCAATAACTGTGGGAAACGCCCAAGATTCACGCTGATGCTTGACTCACTCAATACGATGCATAGCGCACGGCAGGGCCCGTTAGGGATAGCCCGGCGGTGGGTTGTGCATCTAATGGCAGGGCTATGTCTATTGCTGAGCAGCCCTGGAGCAAGTGCAGTAGATATTAAAACAATCCAATCTTATGCCGGATCAATGCTTACACCTTTAGAGTTCTCATCAGCTTTAGTCTTATGGCAAAAAGAAAGCAACTGGAACATACGCGCTCGCAATGGTTCGCATGCAGGGCTATGTCAAGGGCGCAGTAAATACCTCATCAAAGCTAACTATAAACAACAGGTGCAATGGTGTGTCAAGTATGCTTACAATAGGTACGGTTCTATTGCATTAGCTTTAGATCATTGGAGAAGATACGGATGGCATTAAGACATAACAACAACACCAGTGCATTCAAGAAGCAACGCCTTAAAGTCTTGGCAAGAGATAACAGGATGTGCCAATACTGCGGTGCTGAAGATGCCAACCAGGTTGACCATGTGGTTGCCAAGGTTCACGGTGGTGGCGATGAGTTGGACAACCTTTTGACTAGCTGCCGCGATTGCAATCTGCGCAAGGGTAAGAAGTCAGTGGCCTTTTTTTTAGGCTCACTATCTGC